AAAATATCCATCACTTTTTACAGTGACAAAATTGCCTTTGGCTCCAGTTTGGAAACCCTTCACCAATGCAAAACTTACATTGGCCACTGGCTTGTTGCGATAACTGCCTGATTTGATTGTGACTGTAGTCATCTGTTTAGCTCCAACTTTAGTTAATATACAGCTATTATAAATTGAATGTCTTTTCCGGTCAACCATTTGAATACACTGTGTTTGACGCAATTTATAGCCACGTAAGTGCTTGATTTTTAAGCGTTTTTTGTGGGTTCTTTTGTTGCTTTTACGCAACACCGTAGTACGTCGCATCTAATTCTGCCATAATTTCTGCTTGCTCACGCTCGCGTTCTTGGGCCAACCACTGGGCGTATTGGGATAACTCTGCATTAGGTTCTTCAATGATCCAACCTTGCTCACGCAACTGCTCACGACCTTCAAAGGTTTGTTTGAGCTGATCCATTTGATCGTGCAATGAGTTGATTTGAGCCACAAGAAACTGTTTGCTGTTCCACTGCTCTTCAGTGGCTCCGCGAGGGCGGAATCCATTCAAATCCTTGTGAAAGTCACTGTAATAACCTTGCAGTTCTTCCACAGAAAAATCGGTAAATTCACGTGCCATTTTTAGCTCCAAAATTTAATTTATAATAGTATTGTAGCAAAATTGGAGTTTTTGGTCAACCCCAGTGTTTTACAACGATTGGGTCTTGAGTTTCGTGCGGTTTTGGGTGCCCGTGGAATACCAGCACTGATGTATCATCCGGAATACTAGTGCCCGAATCTGGCTTGTTCCAGGTTTTACGTTTGAAATCGTATCCACCATTTAGACACTGCCAACGCCAACTTTGTACCCAGCTTTCTGCAAAGTATCGAAGTCTGGGTTGAAATATAATGTCAGACAGATAATCTTGATCTCCGGGATATCTGAGCATGTTTTGATGTATGCTGTTCAGCATGAATCCCTGCCAGACCCAGTCAAATTGTTCAGTGTCCCAGAACATCACGCTGGAGTTTATGCCCTGATGTGTGGGTCGCCATAGATGTTTGAAATCCCGTATGGCCCAAAAATAACGCAGATTGAGTTGTGGCAACCAGTCAATGTTGTTTACAATCACAGTATCTAGATCAAAATACAACAACGGACCAGAATGAAACTGTTTGTTGAACAACTGTATCTTGTACCACCAAGATTTTTTTGGTCCCCGAATGCCCCAGTCGATCAACGAGTGTTTGATATAAGGTGCAGGAACTGGTCTTGATTCCTCAGTATACACATGAAGATTGACTGGACGTGATAGATGACGTGTCAGCATGCTGTATAATTTGTCTACGTATTGCCAATTGTAGCCATCGCTGTGTATTAGACAAGCACAGTCTACCGACGATGTTATTTGAGATTCAACCATTGTGGATATTTAGTGGCATTATATACGTAGATAAATATCGCTATGAAGAAAATTGTATTAGTGACTGGTGGTTTTGATCCACTTCATAGCGGGCATATTTCCTATTTCAATGACGCCAAACGCCTGGGCGACATTTTGGTTGTAGGGGTCAATAGTGATGCGTGGCTTGCACGCAAAAAAGGTGCACCTTTTATGCCATTGTTGGAACGTACCAACATTGTTCGTAATCTCAAAATGGTAGATTATGTCATAGACTTTCCTGACGACGATGGCAGTGCCTGCGGTGCCATCCGCATGGTTCGTCAAAGTTATCCACAAGATCAAATCATCTTTGCCAACGGCGGAGATCGCACTGACAAGAACATTCCAGAGATGGATATCAAAGATAATAACATCAAATTTTCTTTTGGTGTTGGTGGGTTTGATAAACTCAATTCCAGTTCATGGATTTTACAAGAATGGAAAGCTCCAAAAACAGAACGTCCTTGGGGATATTATCGTGTGTTGCACGAAGTACCGGGCATGAAGGTCAAAGAGCTCACCGTGAATCCTGGCTCAAGTTTGAGCATGCAACGCCATTGGAAACGTGCTGAGTACTGGATTGTGAGTGAAGGCAGTTGTGTATTAAAAAGTCAACTAGATGGAGGTTATCAACTACCATCAAAAACACTCACAGTTCACAAAAGTCACAAGATTCATGTTGCAGAATGGCATCAGTTGACCAATCCATTTGATACTCCTTGTAGAATTGTTGAAATACAGTACGGAGATCAATGCGCAGAAGAAGACATTGAGAGATTGCCTTGATTCCAATATTTGTAGGCTACGATCCAAGAGAAGCCATTGCCTATCACGTGTGTTCTAACAGTATTATTAGGCAGGCCAGTCAGCCAGTGTCTATTGTACCACTGGCATTGAATTTGTTCACTGACTACAACGAAACACACACCGACGGTAGTAATCAATTTATTTACAGTCGTTTTCTTGTGCCGCATCTTATGGGCTATCGAGGTTGGGCAATTTTCATTGACGGTGACATGATTCTACGTGACGACATTGCCAAACTTTGGAACCTGCGACAAGACGATAAAGATGTTATGGTTGTCAAACACAATTACAAAACTCGGATGAAACAAAAATATCTTGGTAGTAAGAATGAAGACTATCCACGTAAAAATTGGAGCAGTGTAATTCTTTGGAACTGCAACAGCACAGTCAATCGACAACTCACACCCGAGTTTGTACAAGGAGCCACCGGAGCACAACTGCATAGATTTACCTGGATCGATGATGCTCGCATTGGAGAGTTGCCACCCGAGTGGAATTGGTTGCCTGACGAATACGGTTCTAACCCTGATGCCAAACTATTACACTACACTTTAGGAACACCTTGCTTTCATGAATTTGCAGACACGCCACAGGGCAATGAATGGCACAAAGAGCGTATGCTAACTGACTATTGTTTACAACAAATCAACAAATGAAAAAAATATTTTTAGATTGCGGAACTCACTTGACTCAAGGACTCACTGAGATAGGAGCTGAGATCAATGTTGATCACACTTGGGAAATACACAGTTGGGAAGCCAATCCTTATACCTTTGAGGTAGTTGACCATGCTCAGTTTCCTAGCAATTATCAATTTTACAATCAGGCCATAAGCGACCGCAATGGAACAGTGACTCTCAACGTAGAAACATTTTTAGAAAAAGACACTGGACAAGGATCCAGTATCATTGAACAATCGCAGTGGTTGAATCCCATGCACAAGGGTACCTTTGACAAAACGGTAGAAGTTGAGTGCATTGACTTCAGTGCTTGGTTGCTGGAACACTGTGTTGCCGATGATTTCGTTGTGGTCAAGTTAGACATTGAAGGTGCTGAATATTCAGTGTTGACCAAGATGATTCAAGATCGAAGCATCGAGTTGGTTGATAGATTGTTTATTGAGTGGCATGCTAGATTCTTTCCAGACAAAGAAAGATACTGGAAACTACAAGATGAACTCATTGAAACATTGAGAAGTCACAACGTTGACATAGTCAGGTGGGGTTAATGAAAGCATTTGTTATTGGCCTATCCGGCAAAGAAAAATCCTATACGTCTGCCATGAGCATAGTGGAGCAGTTAAAGGACTATGGACACGAAGCTGAGTTTTTTGATGGCGTTCCCGGAGATGTTGCTTTAGCCAAAGCCGAACACGAAGGACGGCGTCCTTATCCTTACAGTATCAAATCAGCAATAATTGACGATGCGGAACTGCAAAAATGGATTCGTCCCGAGCTCTACCATGAATTTGTAGAGCAACATTTTTGGAAAATTGTACAACGCAACCGTCTAACCGGCAGTCATTTAGACAAGGTCAGTTTGCCAGGAGTAGTAGGATGTTTTTACAGTCACTTGTCACTGTGGCTCAAGTGTGTTGAACTGCAAGAATCCATAATGATCTTTGAAGATGACATTGTGCTTTACAGAGACTTCCGACCTGTTTCTTGGAACGATGTATTGATATTGGGTCTGGGTAAAACAACCTATCTCAATGATCCCTATAAACAGTACATTGAAAACCCCACAGGTGATCCTAGAGCAGTTGAATATCTAAACAGTAGCATGCCTGGCACTTGTGGATACGCTATTACTCCTGCAGGTGCAACCAAGTTGATCAAAACCTACCGAGGATACTATTGCCCTAGTGATAATGCCATACACAAATTTGTATGCGATATTCAGTGTCACAACTATATCATGGGCCGACACATGTCTGAAGAAGAAGGCAATGTATCATTTACCAGAACCAAAGTGTGGAAATGAAAGTAGGAATATTTTACAATTCAATCAGTAATCCAGCAAAGTTCAGCAACAAGGTCATGCTGATGGATAATTTTAAACAAGGTGTGTTGATCAACAACGATCAAGTGGTTGAATATCACAGCAATCAACTGCCCGACCAACCCTTGGATGCTGGGTTTGTTTTAGGCTACACTCTTGAAGATAACTTCCGTAAAAAAATCATCAACACTCTTGCCGCACAAAACACAGCGTCAATTTTTGTAGACAGCAATGTATTGCATTACTCACGCAAAGAACACGAGTGGCATCGCTACAGTTTGGGCAGTGTTTATCCCGACACTGGCACATACTTTTTTACTGAGTTAGAAAAAAACAAATGGGCAACATACAGTGCCTGGCACGGAGCCAAACTCAAACCCTGGCGCACCGATGGCAAACATATACTGATATTTTGTCAACGACCCAAAGGTTTTAACATGTTTATCAATCAAGAAGATTGGTTAGACAATACCATAGCAAAGATTAGACAATTCAGCAATCGTCCCATTATGATTCGCATGCACCCCGGCGACGGTACTAGGGAAAAGCAAATACACAAGATTCAAAAAAAGTACGGAACCACAGTGTCCATTTCAACTCACGAAAACATTCGAGATGCACTGATCAACTGTTGGTGTACTGTTGGTATAAACTCAACACCCAATGTGGTGTCAGCCATTGAAGGCATTCCAGGCTATGTAGAAGATCCGTTGCATAGCTGGGCCGCTGATATTGCGTTCAATGATCTAAAACTGATAGAAAACCCACCCATGCCGGATAGAACTCAGTGGGCAGAGAAAATTGCAAACATACACTGGTCAAATCATGAAGTCAAATCTGGCAAACTGTGGTCAGCTATCAAGAAATATATTTCTTCTTCTCGTTAACAAAAATTTCTAGCTCTTTCCTAGTGCCCTTGGCAGTCCAGATATAACTGCTGGGTCGCATGTCCCAATCAATATATTCAATTGGCAGTTGTCCGTGATTGTATTTTGGCACAATAGGATCTAGTAGATCTTGATCCAAACCCCAATACAAGTAATCTTGTTCAATATAGTGTGTCAATTGAGTTGCATACTCTTGTAAAAATTGTTGAGTGGCCACAGTTGGATTCAAATACAAGCCACCGGCTAGAAATCTTGCTCTGCGTCCAGTGATTCGATGTATGTAAAAGTCACAATTGTTGCCCGGCACTGGAATGTGCTTTCTAACCACTGCATCTATGTCCACACACAGAGCTGGTGTTGTGTCAAACAGTTGTGCCAGTCTAACAAATCTTGCACAGGCATAGTATGTTTTTTGCATGCGTTCAACAATATTAGCATCTCGTCCTTTGCCCATGGCATTTAGAGTTCGATCATATTGAGATTTGAGAGGTTCTTGATTTGGTACCACTGACCAACGCTTGGCCATTGGCTGAAACAGTTCCAATGGAACATGTTCATAGGTAAAAGACAACCCCGAGACACCGTTGCAAAATTCAATCTGTTGATCAGTGGGATTAAAAATGTGTACGTGAATACCAAGATTGGTGTTCCGTTGTACACTGTTTACAAATTCTTGTCCAAATTCTTCAAAGTATCCACGATCGCAGGCAGCGTAGATAAAAAGATTTTTTTGAGTGCAAGTTCCCTGCAGGGGTGGTGTGATCATAGTTAAATATTTAATGGATAATTTATGCAAGTAAGTATTTTCGATCAGTACGGTGCCTTGAACAGCGCACCAGTATTTCAAGCCATACGTCAAGGTCTTGATCAAATTGGTATCAAGCATACCAGCATGGACAGCAGTGCAGACATTGCAGTAATCTGGAGTGTGCTCTGGGCCGGTCGTATGCGACCCAACAAACAGATTTGGGACCTGTTTCAAAGTCAAGGAAAACCTGTAATTGTTGCAGAAGTGGGCATGCTACGACGTGGATTTACTTGGAAACTGAGTCGTGTTGATCGTGGAGTGCCCTACTACGGACAAGAACTTGTGCCCGATCGTGCCAGACAATTGGGATTGGATTTAAAACCCTGGACCAATTCTGGATACAATATTGTGATTGCTTGCCAACGCAGTGACAGTGAACAATGGTCGGGGCAACCTCCCACAGCGGTTTGGTTGACAGAAACTTCAAGAATGATTCGACGTTATACTGACAAACCCATTGTGGTAAGACCACATCCTAGAGAACGTATAACCAACATACCTGGATGTGTTATAGAAAGTCCACAACCTGTTCCAGGAACCTATGACAGTTTTGATTACAACCATTGTTTAAAAAATGCCTGGGCTGTGATCAATCATAACTCAGGACCCGGAAGCCAGGCTATAATAAACGGAGTGCCGGCATTTGTCGGATCATCAAGTTTGGCTGCACCAGTGGCAAATCTAGATCTTGCACAAATAGAAAATCCACTGCGTCCAGATAGAACACAATGGATTGAACAAATAGCACACACTGAATGGACCACAGAAGAAATTCAAACTGGATTTCCTTTACAAAGATTACTGTTGTCCTAGATGCATTAGACTTTTATCGATCCAGGGCAATACCAGTTCTGGTTGTCGTATCTCTCCGTACCTCTTGATACACTCATCTGCTGTTTCTGGCAACAACTCGAGATCCACTAGATCATACCACGTGGTTGTAGCTGGATCCATTGGCTCTTTGTTGCTTTTGTAAACTATGGCATGTAGCCAACGATCATTGGGTCGCTTGAGAAAGAATCCACTTCGGCAATCCCATCCTGACACAGCCAGCATGTGAATCAAGTTAATCAACGTATAGTGATAATAACAACCGGATGGCTGACTAAATGCTGAATGTCGTTGTTGAAAATTAGTTGTTTGAGGAACAATCAATGTCAACATTGCTCCTTCGGCTGCAATAGCCCACCAGTGCTTGAGCGTGGCCAATGGATTGATTGCATACTGAAATGCATCGTGACACCATAACACATCAAAAAAGTTATCTTTTTTTACAGAGATATTGTTTTCAAAATTAGCCTGCTGATATCTAATGTTGGAATACTTTTGTGTCAGCGACAATCGATTGGTCAGATCAATACCAGTACACTGTATGTTGAGCGGAACAGGCACATCATCTCTAGTGGTACGTGTGGCCCACCATTCTAAACCCAAACCGGCACCACACCCAAGATCAATCATGGTACCAATGCTTTCCATAAAGTCGTCATACTCAAACAAGGTGTTGAGTGTTTGCAAACTATGAGCGTGGCTTTCTTCTGCGTTTCTAAACATCACACTGAGATATCTTCCATACCGGCTGTGCGTAAGCGTACAATATGACCCATTTGCCATTGCTTGGCATCGAGACCTTTGAGAATACCCAACCACTTGTTGCGAAGCAGTGCTACTTCATTGATGATTGTTTCAAAGTCAATGACTTCGTCTTCACCATCCACATATTTTTCAGCATCACGACTGGTCAATGCACGAGCGTAGGCTTCTAGATATTTTTGAAAATGTCGTCTGCGTATCTTGCGCAGTTGTATGTTGAGAAAATTGAGAACTGCCTCAATTTCCTGTAATTGATTGAATCTGTGTTCAGTGATACCCGGTAGAGCAGAAATATTCTTTTCTACCAGGCCACCAATACGACAATCACGCTTGGCTTCTTCCAGTTCTCGTTCATAATGCTGAATAAAATCTGGAAGACAACCTAGGTCAGCGACGATTTTACTATACCACATTAGTAGTCGTCGTCCTCGTCTTCTTCATCATCATAATCATCGTAGTCTTCGTCATCTTCTTCTTCATCATTGACATGATCATCAAGATACTGTTTTAGTGCATTCTTGACTTCGCTGTCGCTTTTGAAAGCAGATTTGATTTCTTCAGCTGATATATCATTGTCAATTAGTACACTGACCAATGCTTCGGCTGCTTCATTACGATCTACTGTGTTTACATAGCGTTTGAGTTCTTGCCAAACTTCATTTGCTAAATTTACTGCCATATTACGCTTCTCCCTCTGTTGCTTCTTCTGGAGTACTTACCTCTGATTTTTGATTTGCAAAGTCTGCTATTAACTTGTCTAGACAGCCATCTTCGTTTGATTCCCATGCTTTACGGAACATTTTTAAAATTTCTCCGTCGCTGGTCACAAAAGATAAACGATTGCCATCTTTCTTGAGAATGCCTTTTTTCTCAGCCAAATCAACCAATCCTGAGTGTGGGCTCATTCCAGTGGTATATGGAATTTTAACCTGAACACCTTCAAAGGGTTTGGCATAACGTGTTTTCATGATCTTACATGCGGCACGAATACCATTGACTTCTGAAACTTTGTTGCCATCTTCGTCTTCTTTGAGCTTGAGTTTTTTCATAGCAACAACAATACTTGATGCATAGATAAAACCTTGACCGCCTGAAATCTTGTCATCTGGGTCAAACATGTCTTGCGATGCGTATGTGTGATTGGTCACTACCATACCTACGTTATAACTACCAAACATGTTTACACAATTACGCACTAATGCTGTCAATGCCTTGGGCTTACGACCCAAGTCACCTTTCATTTCACCTGCTTCAAATTGATTAACGTCTGTTGGCGTTAACAACATACCCAACGAGTCAATAACAAACAATACCTTAGGACGCTCTCCGTCTGGCAATGCTTTGTAGTCTTGCATGAATGTTGAAATTGTTTTGGCAACGTCATCAATCATGGCCATTGAAAGCTTCAACAACTTGCTTTCACTAGTGTCTACACCTAATGCCTGCAACCATGCTTCATCAAGAGCATTTTCACTGTCGATTAACACAACGAAGATACCTTGTTCTTGTGCGTGTTTGACAATGTTTCCAGAACAGATATAACTTTTACCAGCGCCGGAATCTCCAGCAAACACAGTGACTTTGCCTAGTGGAATACCCTTGTGGAAGTCTCCAGAGATCAAATAATTCAAAGCATAATTGCCTGTCGAGATCCAATCAGTGGGATCGTTAAAACCAATACTCAATCCATCAATTGACTTGGTAATTTCCTTGCGGAATTTTGATACATCAAATGGTTTACCCATAATAACCTCTTGTTAGAAAGAATAGGGGGCCGAAGCCCCCTATGTGTTGATTTACTTCTGTTGACGAGCACGAATCATAGCCAAAATGTCTTCGGCTTTGTTTCCACCTGCTGGCGCTGCTGAGGCTGGTTTTACCACTGGAGCGGCTGCTACTGCTGGTTCATCTTCGTCAAATGCTGACTCTGCTACCGGAGCTGGTTTAGCTACCGGAGCCGCACGTGGAGCTGACTCTTCGTCATCGTGACCGGCTGTTGAGCCACCTGCTGGTGCTTGAACACCTGCTGGGCGATAGTACTGACCCCAACGCTCTGTGTCGTATGGTTGACCATCTACTGATGCTTCAAACATTTCTTTAATCACACGTAGTTCAACCTCAGTTGGCTTTTTAGGCAAGAATGAACTCAAGTCGTACAAGCCATACTGCTCAATTGCTGCCTGTTCAGCTTCGTTGAGTGCCGACTCTTTACGTGCCCACTTTGATGTTGAGTAGTCTGCGTATCCACCTTTTGATGTTTTAGCAATACGGAAGTCCAAACCACGCAAGTAGTCTGTTGGCAATTCTTCCAACTCTGGATCCATCAATGCTGACTTGATAGTAGCAAAGATTTGAGGACCAATGATGAATCGGCGAATTGGATTCTCTGGTGTTTTGTCTTCGGACAAAGGATTCTCACGTACAAAGCCTTGGAAGATGTATGAACGTTTCTTCCAATACTTACGACCCATCTCTTCTAAAGATTTGTCTTTGAACCATGTACGTACTTCTGCCAAAATTGGACATGCTTCGCCCCACATTTCAACACAAGGTACTTGTACCATAACTTGTTTACTTTCCATTTCACCTTTAATGCCGTTGAATGGTAAACGAATCATT